AATCCCGAAAACATGGGGGCGCACGCCCCCATCTTCCGCTCTGGGGCGCCGGTCGAAACCGTCAGGAAGGGGAGCCGAAAAATATCGGCGTTAAAGGGTCATTTAAGGCCGTGGGCGGCCTTCAGGGCTTTCGCCGGACATCCGGGGCAGCGAAGCGAGGATAGCTCTCAGCGGCCTCCGCTGCAACACACCCTACTCACCGAACCCCTGCACGTAGATGGCGCCGCTCTTTTCGATCCGAAGCACCACGCCGCCAGCATAAACCCGATCGCCCTCGCGCCGCCAGCGGCCGGCGTCGAGCGCCGCCTGCACCGCGTCATATTGCTCCGGCGTCGCGCCGATCCGCGCGGCGTCCGTCACAGAAAGCCGCACCACGCTCGAATTCAGATCGAGCTGCTGCTGCTGGTCTTCGGGCGCGACGGCGACCGGCGCGGCGATCTGCCCGCGCTGGAGGTTCGCCGCCTCCGACAGTTTGGGATCGAACCGGATCTCGCCCGCCTTGATCATCCGCGCGAGCCAGGAGTCATTGATGTCCTCGACGGCGATGCGGCGCATCTCCGGCGTCATCGCGTCGATTTTCCCGACCAGGAAGTCGGCGGCGGCGCGCTGGCGCACCATGCCGGGATTGCCCGCCCAGGCGGGATCGACGCCCACGGGGACGTTGCGCACCTCGCCGGTGCGCTTGTTCACGAACGCGCGCCGCCCGAAGCTCTCCGGCTCCTCGACAGCGTCCGGATCATAACCCTTCGCCCGCGCCGCATATTCGCTGAGCTGGCGCACCCGGCATTGGCAGTTCCAGCCATTGGGCGGGTAATGCTCGGCCCACCATTCGTGATCCACCGGCAGGATGGTCCCCACCCAGGCCAGATGCTCGACCCGCTTATGGGCGGCGAGCGAGATCAGATATTCGAGATAGGGCAAATCCTCCTTGGTGCGTTGAATGCGCTCCCACTCGCCGGCGGCATAGGCGGCGTTGACGTTGGCGTTGTAGATCGTCCGCAGCCGCCGCGAGGAGCCGAGCTGCGCGACGCCGCTTTCGCCGGTGAGCGGGTCGGTCTCGACGCTCTTGCCCCACCAGCCCTTGGCCTGCAGCACGGGTTTGAGCTTGGCTCGGAACTGCTCGAAATCCTCACGATTGTGGATCGCCTCGGACAGCGCCCCCTTGATGTCGCCGAGCACGTCGTAGCCGGCGGATTTCGCCACGGTGAAGGCGTGGGCGTGTTCCTCGACAGCAAAATCCTGATAATGAAACGACGGTTTAACGCCCTTTGAATCGAAGAAGCGCAGAACCTCGTTCGGAGCCGTCTTGAACAGGTCGGACGAAAAGGCGTCAGCCATCGAAACGCCCGCTGGGACCGGAGCCCTCGCCGAACCCGCGCGCCTTCATGGCGGAAATCATCAGCCGCTTGAGCAGGGGATCGAGCCGCATGCGCGCCGCGAGTTGGTCCAGCCGCGCAGCGAAATCCTCATAGCTGGTCGCCGCCTCCAGCTCCGCCTCGACCTGCTCGACCAGCGGCCCGAGCTGCGCCTCCCAGTCGGCCGCCTCCTCCTCGCCGAGGGCGTCGATGACGTCCGGTTCGCTCGCGGGCTCGACCGCATTGTGCGCGAGGCGCAGCGGGCGCCCGCAGCCGCAGCCGCAAAATCCGTGCGCCGCATTGGCCGCCATCTTCTCGACCGCGCGCGTCGCGGGATCGGGCGCCGCCGGCTCCGGTCTGGCGGGCGCGGCCAAAATCTCCTCGCCATCCACGGGCTCGCGCACGCCGATGATCTCGCGCGCGTTCGCCTGCGACACCCTCAGGCCGACCTTGACCAGCGTCGCGATAGCAGTGCTCTTGATGGCGATGTCCTGCGGCTCCGCCACCGGGAATCGCACCCAGGGCGCCTTGGCCGACGCGCCGAAATTGATCTGGACGAACCACCTGACGATGTCGCGGTTGACGGTGATTTCCATCTCCTCGCCGTCATCCTCCAGGATGTCGACGCGCACCTCGTCATGCACCTTGGCCTGGGCGAGGCCGCCGCTCTGGGCGTCCGTCGTCATGGTCTGCCCGAGGACCGCCTTGGACATCTGCTTGTCGAGATAATCCGCAAAAGTGGCGAAGGGCCGGTCGGCGAACCCCTTGGCCTCGATGAACTCGATCATCATGGTCTCGGGGATGATCGCCGCGGCGTCCACGGCGATGCGCGACACCGCGTTCAAGAGCTTGCGCCGGTCCTCGGCCGTCGCGCCGGGATGGTATTTGCCGACGCGCAGCGGCATGCCGTAGACGTCTAAAAACGTCATCCAGTCCTTGAGCGCGAACTGCTTGAACAGCCACGCCCAGGCGGCGAGCCAGGCGTAGCCGCCCCGGATCGGAATCCCGCTCTTGATCGCCGGCTGATGCACCACGAATTTGGCCGGCGGCAGCGGCGCGCCGTCGATGGAGCCGAGCACGGCGAGCCTCTGTTCGGTGCGCGACACATAATCGAAGGTGAAATATTTGGGATCGCGCCAGACGAAGGCGACAGGCTTCATCAGCCCGCCGTCCTGCGCCCACATGATCTCGCAGACGGAAAAACCCTTGCCGAGCGCGTCCACCATGTTTTTTTTCAGCGCGCGGAAGGCGGGCGCCTCGACCAGCTCGCGCACTGCCTCGACCACGCGCGTGTCGACGCCGCGATCCTCCTCGACCGCGGCCTTCAGCCGCGCCACCTGCCGCTTTCGCGTCGATAGCACCGCGTGATAATGCGGGTCGCGCTCCTCCATCTCCTCAGCCAACTCGAGGAAGGCTTTCAGGTCGCCCCGTTTTGTATTTTGCAGGATCGACGCGAGCCGCTCGGGCGACAGTCCCGACGCAACGGATTGATCCCAAAACGAGCGGACGCCGATCAGCTCGGGCCGGGCGACCTCCTCCGAAAGCTCCTCGACCTCTTGAAGCGAAAGCTCGCGGTGCGGGATCTGGCCGTCCACCAGCAGGGGCGAAGGCCCGTGCATCCCGCTCTCGCCCTCCGGGGCCTCGCCGGTGAAGGGCGCGACCGGATCGAGCGAGGCGACGCCTTTATTCCGCTTCTTTTTCTTCGCCATCACCAAAGCCCTCTCGGATCGACCAGGCCGTCGTCTTCGGCGTCGTCCTTCTTGCGCTGGTCCTCGTGCGCGGTCTGCGCCGACTCGTAATCATATTCATGGAGAGACGAGCGGCTGGCGGCATAGGCCAGCATCAGGGCGACGGCCGAGTCGCCGTGGCGGTCCTTCTGCTGGCCCGACTTCAGCGCCGGCATGAAGGGCACGCCGCCCTTGACCTGGACGAGGCGGAGATCGGCGACCACCTCGGCGTCGGCGGGGATCTCCAGCATGTCGTCTTCAAAAGCGGATTTCACCGGCTCGGCGTTCTCGCGATACCAGGGGATGTTGAGCATCACCGCTTCGGCGCGCAGCTCGCCCAGCTCCTGCTGTGCGGCTTCCGCCAACGCGAAGCCCAGACCGGTCGCGTCGCCTTTGTACCCACAGAAGCGCGGCAAGCGCGCGAATATGTAGCTCTGAACCTGCTTTTGGCAATCGAAAGGCACGTTGCGCATTTCGACCAGGAACGGGGTGGTGCGGCGCAGATTCCGCTGAATCGCCAGCGGCCAAAGCACGCTCAGGTCAGAGATGCGGCCATAGTCGCCACCCAAGAAGTGCATCAGCGCGGGATCGCACGCGTCCAGCAGCGGCTTCAGCTCGCGCTCGCACCAATCGTCGATGAAGGCGCGGCGCAGATGATCGGCCCAGAAGGTGAAGTCCTTGGTGCAGACCAGCCGCTTGACCAGAATCGACGTGCGCGCCCGGCTCTCGATCAGCGCAGCCGAGAGCCACGAGCCCTCGCCCTCGCTGGGAATGCAGAACAGTTCCTCGTCCGCCGCCTCGCCATATTCGCGGATGATCCCCGAGCGCCAGGCGGCCTCTTTCTCGACGCTCCATTCTTCGCCGGTGCGCAGGCAGACGCGCTTGTAAAGGCCGTCCTTCAGCGCCTGGTCGAAGTCGAACCGGCAATAGCCGTATCCCTTCTCGCCGCTGCGCGCCTCCTTGACGAGGGTGTTGTAATAATTGTCCTCGCCGTTGTGGGTGGAGATGACCAGGACGCGGCCGCCCCAGATCAGCAGGGCGAGCGCGGCCTTCATCAGGCCCTTGAGATCGTCGTGGAACGCCGCCTCGTCGATGATCACAAAACCCTGGAAACCGCGCAGCGAGCGCGGGCGCGAAGCCAGGGCGATGATCTCGAATCCGCTGGCGAAGCGGATGCGGAACGCCTTGATATGCTTCGACGGGTCCGGCCCGTCGTCGAACATGAACTCCTGGATTCCGGCGTCGGTGATCGCGTCGTTGAACGCCCGGGCCCACATGCCGCAGGTGTCGATGAACTCCCGAGCCATATCGAGATTGTAGCCGATATAAAGCGAGTCCATCCCGCCTTCGGCGCGTTGCGACGCCGAGAGCAGCACGGCCTGGGCGCCCACGCCCCAGGTGGCGCCGGTGCGGCGCGACTTTTCGACGATGGTGACGCGGAAGGCGGCGACGGTCGAGAGCAGCTTCTGCTGATAGGACAGCAGGATCGCGTCGAGGCTGTCGCCGGCGTCAATGCCGGCGGCGAGCGACTCGAGCCGCAGCTTCTTCCATTCCGCCTCGGTGATGAACCGGGCGGACTGGATTTGCTCCTTGGTCGGAAGGGCGCTCATGCCGTGATCCCCGCAGAGCGCTCGATGGCCTGACGCTTGGCTTCACGCCAGAGCCAATCATCAAGGTCTGGCCTATGAGCAAAGCGATTGAGACGCTGTTCACGCCGGATGGCCGCGCGCAGGCGCTTGATCTTGCGGCTGACAAGCCGCCAGTGCGGGCCGCAGATCATTTCTTCGGCGTCGGAGAATTTGCCCTTGCGCGCCACGGTGCGCCGGCAGAATGGGATGCAGCAGGTGAGGCGCTCCATCTCACGTCACCTGCGCCAGCGGGCGAACCCAGATCACTCGACCGCAAAGGCCATTCCAGACCCATCCGCCGCCGTTGAAATCCGTCCAATAGCCGACACACCATTCGCGCCAGCGCTCTTTTTCCGCGCCATTGGCGTATTGGTACATCCAATGCTCGACCAGCAGTTCGACCTGTTCGTCGATTTCCTTGGGCCAGCAGATTTCTGGCATGCCGCGCCCGAGTTCGCCCGAGGACCGCATCTCACGCCCCCTTCTGGATGACGCCGAGCTGCTCCATGATCTTGGTGCGCGTCGCAGCGGTGAGGCCCTTGGCGCTCGACACCGTCTCCACGGCCTTGCCCACCTTGGCGTCGAATTCCGCCAGCGCGCGGCGCTTGGCGTCGCCGCTGAGCCTCTGGCCCTCGATCGTGTGCTTGTAGGCGCGCGCCAGCTCCATCGCCCCCTTGGGGTCGAATTCGTTCGCCTCGCGATCGAGCAGCTCGGTGATCAGCGTCTTGATCAGCTCGCCGATCACGACATCGGCCTCGGAAATCTTCTCCGGCGTGAACTGCGGCGCCAGGCCTTCGAACAGGGCGCGCCGCTCCGCGATCTTCTTCGCGGCGGCTGCAACCCGGATTGAACGCCGGTTAAAGGCCGATTTCGAGATGAGATCGAGGCCCTTGTCGGCGAGCCGGCCGTTCAGATCGGCGAGGATCTCCGCCTGCGTCCGTTTGCGCTTGTTCAGCTCGCCCATCGCCCAGACGATATCGTCCTGCGCCTCCTCCGGCAGCAGGTCGAGCGACGAAAGCCTGCCGCGCCCCTCGGCCATTTAAGCCTCCGGCGGCGATGGCCGCTTCACGCCCGGCAGCACGGTGCGGCGCTCGACGTGATCGAGGCCGCGCGCGGTCAACGCCGCGATCCAGACCGAGCCCATCTGCGTCAGCGTCACGGCCGAGACGTCATTGGCGAGGAAGCCGAGCTGCACATGCACCCATTCGCGCGAGCGGTTCATGCCCCAGCGCTCCGCGAGGTCCGCCTGCAGCAGCGACGAATTCAGCCGCTGGTCCGGCTGCTCGGCGAGCGTGCGCAGGACGACGAGCCGCGCCTCTTGCTCCATGATCGTCGCGAGGCTCATTTGTGGACACCTTCGATCATCGCTTCCTGGATTCGTTCGGAGATCGCCTTGATGGGCTCGACCCGCGCCAGCACCACTTGCAGCTGCCCCTGCATGTCCTTGATCGCCAGCTCCAGCGCGTGGATCATGTCCTTGCTGGGCAAATGCGCCATCTCCGCCTCGACTTTCAGCAGCCGCGCGTCATGGCGGTCCTGCCGATGACCGAGCGCATCGGAGACATCTTTTCCCGGGCGACGCGCCAGATCGGCCTCGATGTCCTGGATGCGCCGGTCCAGCGACTGGATGACGTTGGTGCGCCGATTGAGCCAGGCGACGAAGAGCGCGGTCAACGAAATCCCCACCGCCGCCCATTGAGCTAACGTCCCCACATCCATCAGCGCAGTCCCAAAATCAGCAGGGCCAACACCCCGCAATAGGCGGCCCCTTCGAGCCAGGTGCGCCACGCCGGATAATCCGGCGGGGCCGCGATGACGATGAAGCCCGCGGCCTCAAGGCCGGCGATCTCCGCTTCGATCCGCCGGGCGTAAACCCGCCAGAGCGGAATCTCCTCGCTGAACGAGGACAGGCGGTCCGCCGGCATGTCCGGGTCGTGTCCGCCCATAGAGGCGCGCTTGCGCGCCTCTGCCTCGATCAGCTCGGCCCGGATCATTTGTCGCCGAGCGCCGACAGGTAGAGGTCGAGGATTTCCTCTTCCTCGGCCCGCGTGTTCGTGTCCTGCTTGCGCAGGCTGACGATCTTCCGCATGACCTTGACGTCGTAGCCGTTGCCCTTGGCTTCGGCGTAGACGTCCTTGATGTCGTCGGAGATCGCCTTCTTTTCCTCTTCGAGGCGCTCGATGCGCTCGATAAAGCTTTTCAGATGGCCGCCGTCGAGGGTCGCTGTCATTTGCCCTTCCCCTCACGGCAAATCCGGATCGCGTCGGTCTCGCGGTCCCATTCGCCCGCGAGCAGCTGCATGGCGGGATCGTCGCGGAGGCGGCGGATCAGCGCCGCCACCTCACGTTTTTCCGCCGGCGTCCACTGGGTGGGCTGGCCGCAGCGCGCCTTGAGCGCCGCCAGCGTCGCCGCCGTCTTCGGCGGCAGCGTCTCGTTGCAGCCGGTCAGCAATGTCATCGACAGAACGAGGAGCCCTATCATTTGCAAGCTGCGCATCGGCGATCTCCGCTGTCTCGGCGTTGATGGCGGAGGCGAGCGCGTCGGCGCCCGCCTGCCGATCTTGTGCGCGCGCCTGGTCGGTCCGCCAGAGGTTCAGCGCCTGCAGCACCGCGACCGCCAGCTGGATGATGGGCGCGAAGAAGCTCATGCGCGCAACAGGCCGATGAGCTTCTGGAGCTTGGAGCCGAGGCCCAACGCGATCAGGCCGCCCGAAATGGCCTCGACGGGCGGCAGATCGAAATGCACGGTGCTGGGCAGCGCGCCGAAATACGACAGCACGCCGCCGGAGATGAGGATGAGCGAGCCCACAAAGGTCTTGCCGCCGCCGATAATGGTTGAGAGAGACATGGTGTGATCCTTGGTTCAGACTGCCGCCGCGATCCCCGGCGGCTGGGAATTCACGCCACCTTCGCCGCCGGCGCCGCCGGCTTCTGGCTGAAATATTTGAACCACTCGCCGGCCTTCTTGCCGCGCTTGCCCCATTGCGCCTGACTGCCCGGCCGCTCCCAGTACCGGCAGGCGGCGACGCCGGCGGCCCAGGCGGTCTTGGCCTGTTTGATCTCGTAAAAGGCGCGCTGTTCGGTGTGGGTCAGCTCCCACAGCGCCGCCTGGAGCTGCGCCGCCAGCGGCGGCAGCTCGCCGAGGTCGATCCCGCAGCCGGCCTTGATCGCGTCCCGGCGCGGCGGATGCCACTGGTGCAGCCCATACGCGAGGCCATGGTCGCCGATCGCGTTCGTCTTCAGCGACGATTCCGCGTCCGCCTGCGCCAGAATCCCGCAGGCCTGTTCGAGCGTCAGGCCCTGCGCCCGCCAGAAGGCGACGATGGCGGCGGCGGTGACGTAATAAGCCTTCATGTCCATGGTCTTCTCCACCAGACGGACGCCCTTGCCCGCGAGGGCGCGCAGCTCGTCGAACAGGGTCACGCCGCGCCCATGTGACTTTTCACCCGCGCGATGAAATCGGCGCGGTCCACATGCTTGCCGGGACAGTCGTGATGGTCGCGCGCGCAATCCTTGTGGAAACGCAGCGTCTCGGCGCCGATCTTCAGCGCGTGGCACAGCGCGCCGATCGCCGCCGCGGCATTGTCGCGCACCCGGGCGCCGTCGCCGGTGGTGAAGGATTCGACGGCGTAATCGCCGACCATTTCGACGCCGATCGAGGTCTTGTTGAAGCAGGAGGCGTGGACCCCATCCTGCTCCAGATCGCAGGCGATCCAGATGAAATCCGGCGCGACGAAGATATGCGGGCCGGAATGCCAGCCCTTCTTGTCGTGATAAAAATGATTCAGGTTGTGGATGCGCTGTTCGCCCTCTTCCTGCCCCATGCCGAAGTGCTGCCACTGCTTCAGGCTCGGCTCGGCGGTGTTATGGAGGGTGACGAACTTCGGCCGCCACGTCGGCCATCGCAGTTTGGCGACGTGAAACGTGAATTCGGCCGGGGTGAGCCCGAGCGGTTCGGCGAGAAAGGACATGGGCGGCTCCGATCCGATGTGATGCGGAGGAGCCTAGGGGCGACAAAATCCCGAAAACATGGGGGCGCACGCCCCCACGGTCAGAACAGCGAGCCTTGGCGGGGCGGGGTCGAAGGCTGCGGGCCGGTGCGCGATTCCACGGCCGCGCGCTCTGCCGCTTTCAGGCGCCGGACGGTGGAGCGGTCGACTCCCAGCCGCCGGGCGATCTCATATGTAGACAACCCCTCGGCCAGCATTTCAAGAGCCCTTTTTCGGGCCTTCATATAGAAGCCTTTGGGCCCCAGCGGTATGTCGACGTCGCAGCCCTGATCGCGGCGTCGGCGCCCCCTGGTGCGGAAATGATCGCACAGGGCGTCGGCGGCAGCGCCGCCCACCAGCTCGCGCAGCCAATGGCCCTCGGGCGAGCGAGCGGGAAAATGCACGCGCGCGCCGCCCTTCACCTCGGCGATCGCGAGCGCCGCCGGCAGGCCGGCGACATCGGCGATTTCGCGCAACACGCCGGGCAAATAGAAATATTCGCTCATGCCGCGCTTCCGAACTTGCCGGCCTCGTCGCCCCAGGCGTCCCAGCCGGGCCGGTCGGTGCGCGAGAACAGGTCCAGCCGATAGGCGACCGGCTTGAAGCACTCGACCAGGTCGTAAAACGCCTCCGGCTTTTCGGAATGACGGCGGCGCTCGCCGTCGAACATGGTGGACTCGAACACGGACGGCAGCGCGCCCGCATAGGCGGCGCGGCCCCGACGGCCGATGAGAATGTCCTCATGCTGCGTCCGCACCACCTTTCCGGGACCGGTCATCACCTTTTGGTCCTTGGACACCTTTCGCCAGGCGATCCGGGAGCAATAGCGAAAACCCCAGGCCTCCATCACGTCGAAGGCCCTGTTCAGCAGCGGCGCGGAGGTCCACAGAAACAGCCAGGCGTCGGGCCGCGCCACGCTGGCGACATCCAGCGTGCAAATCTCCTCGATCGGCCGGCAGACATAGTGCGCTTGCGGGGCCTTCTCCCAGCCCTTTTCGGAATAGGTCTTGACCTCCCACGGCGGATCGGCGGCGATGATGTCGTAGCGGCGGTCAGGGAGCGGCGGGAAGAGGTCAGCCATGGCCAACCTCCCGCCGCTCTTGGTTTTGTGTCACGCGGCCTTTTGGCTCAGGGCGGCGTCCAGATCGCGATGAATGGTTTCCGCGCGCGACGCGAGCACGGAGAACAATGCCCCCAGCTCTTCCGCGCTGAGCGCTATGTGCCTGCACTCGACGGCGAGCCACGACACCGCTTTCATGGCTTCTGCCAGCAGATAGAGCTGGTGGGCCGCTTGGTCTTCCTGGCGCATGGCTCAGGCCTCCCGGAACAGGTCGGCTTGAACTGGCGGCGTCCCCGCCGGCAGCTTGTCGATCAGCCCGAGCGCCAGACATTCCCGCGCAGCCAGTGCGAGTTTCGGCCGCGAGTAATTCGCCAGCCGCCAGATTTGCTCGAACGAATGCCCAGCGCGCACGCCTTCCCGCACCACGGCGCGAATCGGCTTGCGGACGGTCGCTTCGGTCTGAGCCTTGGTGAGGAACAAGCGCGCTTCGCCGAGCGCCGCCTTTTCCATCGCCGCAAAGGCGCGATGGATTTCGACCGAGACACGCGCGGCGGTCGGCGTCTTCAAGACCGCCGAAAGCATCAACGCGCCCGCATGGGTGAAGACAAGTGGTCGCACGTCGTCCCGTTTCTTGGCCGATGTGGTCGCAAAATGCGACCACATATCTTCTTCTTCCGGCTCTGTGAGCCGAAAGCAAAAGTCCTCCGGGAACCTGTCCGGGTTGCGTTTCACCTGCTCGGCAAGTCGCTTTGGCTCTGTGCCATAGAAGCTCGCGAGATCGGTCGCCGTCATGAACGGCTCGCGGCCCGGTAGTGCGAAAATCCGAGCCTCCAGCCCGGTCGTTGATATGAGAGTCTGCATCCGCTTCTCCTTTGGTGGCTCCCAAAGCCCAACAGCTCCGGGAGTTCAGAACACCGCCAAAGGTCGATGCCCACGCGCCTTTGGGAGCCTTGCGGCTCCTTGGACATGCGCGCGTGGCTCCCGGATGTACGTCTGGAGAAGACGCCATTTCGGAGCGTAACCGCCTTTGGTCATGTGGTTCGGCGTCGCTTCTGAAGGCTTGACCGAACCCACAAAACGTAGGCTGATTTGCGAAAAGCGTCAAATGTGAGTTTGTAGCGTGACTTTCTTCACCGATTTTCCGGCGCCGACGCCGCACGATCTTTATGCCGATGTCTCGGAAGCTATTCGTCATTTCGGCCACGTTCGGCCCTCGGCCGAGGGCTGGCTGGCGGAAAAGCTTTCCGAATGGTGGTTCAACAAGCCCGAGGTCAACATCGCCCGCATCGGAGAAAAGCTTGCGCCCTTTGAACTCGACGCCTTGGGGGCGCCGCACTGGCACGTGATCGGCGACGAAGCCTTTTCCAAACTCACCGACGAAGGCCGGGCGCTCGGCGTCAAGGGCTTCGAGAAGACGGTTGAGCGGGCGTGCTGCCGGTTTTACCTCGCCAAGGAATACGCTGCCGCCCGGCGCGATCTGGCCCAACAGCTTCCGAGCGTGGCTTACATCATCCGCACCACCAGCCCACGCCGCTGCTGCGAGCACGCCCGCGCCCTTGATGGGCGCTTGTTCAGCCGGGCACAGGACCTTCCGACCTTGCCGCTGCCGCTCTGCGATTTCGATATTTGCGGCTGCGCCTATCGCGGAATTTCGGCCTACGAAATGGGGCGCGAAGGCGACGATCATTCCTGATCTCCCGTGAAAGCGTGCAAAATCCACGCGGGGACCTCGTCCCGGCGCAAGGCGAGCACCGATAGCCCGCGCCCAACCGCTTCGAGCTGTGGCAGGCGTCCGCGCCGTTTGGCGACTTCCTCGAATGTGAAGGTGACGCGCTTGTCGCCGCGCGCGATCGCGGCCTGCGCCGCATCCAGCCGGTCGCGGCGCTCGGCATAGGTCAGCCGCATTTCATGGACGAGGGCGTCGAGCGTCATGTCTTGGTCCTCGAAAGGTCGCGCTCCAGCTGGGCGCGCTGGTTGAAGGCCTTCTGGTAGGCGGCCCACAACTCGCCCGCCTTGCGGGTCGAAATCTTGGACAGCGCCATGAGATTGGTGGAGGCCGTGTCGAATCGCCCGGACTCGATCCGTACCTTGACGGCGCGGGCGTCAGCGACGGCGCCGTCACTCGCGCGCCGCCAGTCGGCATAGGAGGCCGCTTCACGCCGCCGCGCCGCCTCAAGCCGCGCGCGCAGCAAGTCCAAACCCTCGGCTGGGCAATAGGCCTCGGCCAGCGCCAGCAGTTCCTCACGGTCGAGATCGGCGAGGCGGACCATGGCGCGCTCCTATTTCGCCTTGAGAATGGACTTCACCACCGCGACCGGAAGGTCGACCTGGCGGGCGATCCATTTGGCGTCGTTGCCGACGCTGGCGAAGGCCTTGACGGCTTTGATCTGCGCTTTGCTGACGTCCGGAGCCGGCGTCGCGACCGGCGCGGGCGGCGGCTCAGGAGCCGCGATGGCGGCGAGCGCCTTCGGCCGGCGAACAGGGCGCGGCGCCTGAGCCGGCTCCTCCAAAGCGACGGGCGCGGCGCCAGCCAGCCAGCCGCGCAGCACGGCGGCGTCCGAATCCGAGAGAATGAACCCCTCGCTATGTGCCGTTCCGATCGTCACGCCATATC